ATCATCTTGGTACCAAGTTGCATCTTTTGTTCTCATGCCACCTTCTGCACTTACACGTTCTTTTGTTTTACGTAGTTCTTCTTCTACTTGATCTTGTGTAGCTTTGCCTTTGGTTACGTCATCGGCTAACTCTGCGATACGTGGATTAATATGTTCTGGATTGTTGCTCCAGAAGTCCATACCACTATCACCCGTAAGTGAATATACCATTGTGTATGCTTCAGTACCGTCATGAATGTCTACATGGAGACCACCTATATGGTCCTTAGTAGTCAAGTTAATTTGAATCTGGTTAAGCTGTATGTCACCAACATCAGGATCGATAAGGTGTTTGTTTTCCTCAAATGCCATCCACATGGCTTGTAGCACCCACGGTGCTTTTTCAATTTCTTCGTGTTTCCATTGATCGCTAAAAAATTGATAACCTTGTGTAGGACCTAGTCCTCTATGTCCCCATTTGAGAGGAAGATACGGAACTGTTTCTACTGCTTTATTGTGTAGCCATTTAGGAATAACATCATCGAGTACTTTTATTTTTTCTAGTTCAAGGTCCATTGCAAATTAGAGATCACCTTCTTTTCTATTCTCACTATAGTAAGCATCAAACTCACCACCTGGATAACGTTTCTTTAACTTGTTAATATTTTCAGCAATTACTTCGTTTGGGTCCAAGCCAAGTGCCCTACAAGAATTAATCCAATACCACATAATATCGCCCAGTTCTCGTTTAGCATGAAAGATAGTTTCATCGTCCATAGGTTTACCTTGGAATATACACTTTTTAACAATTTCATTAAATTCTCCTGTTTCGCTTGATAGCCCAATGCCACCGGTTAGTAATAAAGATATGTTAACATCATCATTAAGTTCATGTAGTCGTGCTTGAGTAAAACTCCAGTCGTTACTTTCTTCTGATGTTACTTCACTTACAAATTCTTCGTATTTCTTGAGGTCAATATTAGGCAATAGCTTATTCCTTTGTTAATGTTACTGCTCCGTAATGAAAGAGCTTGGGTCTATGGTTGGTGCTGATAGATCGGTCTCATGTCCAATGCCATCATCGTCTGGTGATTCTTCGCTTACTAATAAGATATCTTTCTTGTCAATTAAACGTACTTCAATTTCACCAAGGTCTGGGTCGTCAACAATGATACCTCTACTCCAACGTCCATGTTCTACGTAGATCCAATGACCTACTTCATAGTCGTCTTTGTTGTTATCACCTTTTGCATACACTTGACACCATCTAGAACGAATACCTCTTTCTTTACCATCATCACTTGAGATAATGATTCCACCTTTAGTAGTACGTTCTCCAAAGTTCATGTTGTATGCAAGAACATTGTCTTTGATAGGTCTTACTTTACCTGCGACTCGTGTTTTTAGTTTAGGGCCTGCACCCATCAAGGCTGGATTCATCTCCATATTAGTCACCCTTCTTTACAAAATTACCATCAGTATCTTCTACCCACTCAGTACCAGTTTCCACTGCTTCTGAATCGATGTCAGCCATCTCTTTTTCCAATGCACTTTTTGTAGCCTTCTTGACTGGTGCTGGTTTACTCTCTTTTGCTACCTTGTCGATGATCGGCTGTGCTTCAGCATCTTGTGGTGCAACACCGTGTCCAGGTACTTCATCTGGAACAGCTTGAGGATGGTCTCTGTAGTATTCGCCTAAAACATCTTCACGTTTCTTAATGATCTTACCACCTGGGCCTAGTTCATCACCACGTGCATTTACACGAGCATTTCCTACTGCCGGAGTAAGTTCGTTTCTTTGTCTAAGCAAATCCATGTCGACTTTTTTGCCTTGCATGGTTGCGTATTGCTTTCGACCGCTTTGTTTTACTGCCATAACATTTTCTCCTATTATATACGTATTTATCTAAGGAACTCTTGCCAGTCCAGTCCAAACTGGATTGAGTCAATTTTATGTATACCAATTAAATATAACACATAACTTGCAGTACTAGAACCACGTCCTACACCCCAAATTATATTGTTTTCACGCATATAGTTTACCAAATAAACCATATAACGTAATAAGTTATACATATTTCTTTGTTCAAAAGCTCTTAATTCTGTTTCTACTCTGATTACTTCTTCTGAGTTTTTACACTTACCAATAATATATTCTTCAATATCCATTTTCTTATATTGGTCAGGCATAAACCATTCTGACTGTAATGTATTGTCAAACTTTCCTTTGTCTACATCTAAAGGAACATATTTCTTAAGTTCTGATATACCTTGTTCTTTTGCGTGTTTATTGAACTTGTCAATATCATCATTTGGATCACATAATACCACATGGCATTTGTCAATATGACCTGTGTAGATCATATCTAGTAGATCTTTGTTCGAGAATCGTGGTATACCTAGTTTGTCAGTTTTCATCAGCATTAGTATATTTTACTCGATATTGATCAAATTGTCAAGATCTTTATTGGATCCATCTGCTCGTTTTCTTTCTGAGCGATCGATTAATTCGAGCTTGTACATATCAAGTAATAGTGTAATTTGGTTTCTTGCTTCTTGGTTGCGTGTTTGGAAGTACTTTTTAGTCAGTAAACTTACCTTCTCATCTAGTTGTTGGTCCGAAAGGTTCGGAGTATGTTCTCCTAGAGGGTGATCCATAATTTGTACCTATTAAGTAAAGACGCCAACGTACTCAGCATATACAGTAACTCCGCCATCACTGGTCCAAAAGTCTATAACAACTGGGTTTACGTTTGACTCGACAACAAATGGACTAGGAAAGCCTGGACCATATTTAATGGCTCCGCCACCTGATGTTGCCCAAGTAACAGTTCTTGTTGTACTGTCACCTAATGTATCCAATAGTACTATTCTAATCTTACCTACTTTGTTAGCTGTTGGCCAATCTGCAAATGTAAGTGTAAGACTATTTCCTATTGTAAATGTTTGGTAGTTACCGTTAGTGAAACTAACGTTTTGTGGTGATGTAATAGTACCACCAGCATAAATCTTTTCTGTGTTAGCAATTAAGTTTGCACCACTAACATCATTACCTAGAAAGTCATTTGAAGCATTTAGTTTAGCGGTATTAGTTTGAAGTGCTTCAATTTCACTCTTAGCCGCTGTAAAATTGTTCTTAACAGTATTGAAGTTGTTTCTAAAACCCTGTGAATCGTTATCCTGTCCTGCGACTGGAAATGTTGCATCAATACTTGTACTGTCTATATTACTTGCCATTGTTGTTCCTCTCTAGTGTATATATTTATCCTGCTAAACATTAAAGCTGTAATTTCCGAATGGAATATATTGCTCTGCACTACTGCCAGTAGTGTTGTCAATTACATATCTGTCAATATCAAAGTCTAATTGACGGAAATCAAAGCCATTATTTGCTATATTTAATATTATTTGGGCACTTGTACCCGGTTTACAATAGCATAAAGGTATAGCAGTTACATACCCTAATTCTTCTACTGAATTTGATTGTGGAGTAGACATCCATAATGGTAAAAAGTCCTGCTCAGTTTTACCTACGTTGCTTAGATTGTCTCTCATATTAGTAATATTACTAATATATCTAGTTTGGTTGTTTGGATCACTAATTTTAACAGCATCACTGGATACCTTAACTGGTGTGCCATCTGGTCTAAATCTAAATGGATCACTTGATGTTGTAGCAATCTTACCTGCTGTTAAAGTTGCTCCTGTTCTAGTAACAACCTGAATAATACCATTGGCATCTATAGTAACACTTCCACCACCTCGTGACATTATGTTTAAGTCATTGCCTAAAGCTCTAACTAATATAGTTTGTCCTATTGAATTAACAAGTTCAAATACTGCCAATCCGGCACCTTCTCTAGATGCATCGTCCATTGTTTCATACTCAACACTATCAACAGTAATCTTCCTGTCATTCCTAATAGTATCTAAAGCTCTTACTTTAGTTGTGCCGTGTGTTATATCAACAGGATCAATAACATCAACATATACTACTTCGTATATCGAATTACTAGTTCCTGCTTTTCTGGCTTCAGCACTTTTAACAGCACCTAGTTTAAATCTTTTTCTTTTGTGATTTTTTCTAGTTGCTGAAATATAGTCTCTAATCTCTTTAGTTTCCAATCCAGAGTATACAAGCATCTTAACTTGTTTCTGTAATCCAAATTCAGGGTCATTTGGTCTATAAATTGAACTGGGTGTAAACACATTAGGGTCACTAATAAAGTTCGTGTATGCAGACCTCTGTGTGCTTTTTAGAAGGGGTTTTACGTAGAGGTTACTGTATGTGATGTTGTCTGGATCACTAACAATAATATTAAATTCTCTAGTAGTTGCACTAAATCCAAATCTATCTCTAGCTCTTATTGTAAACTTAAATTTTCTATCAATAGTACTTGTACCACCGTCCATTGAAAAGTCATTTCCGTCAATGGTTGTTAATCCTAAATCATTACCAGTTGCAAACTGTCTTACTTTACCAACAATCTCTCCGTTGTGATTTAGTTTAAGTCCTGATGGTAAACTTCCTAGTGTAACATCATAAAGTAATGATGTGTCAGTTACTGTAGTTGTTGCACTTACACTAAAGGTACTAACAAAGTTTGCATTAATGCTACCAAGTGCCGCTAGTGTATTCCAAGTAATTGTACTTTCAACTTCACCTAATACTCTTACAGTAAATGTTTTTAATTTTTCAGCTAATAAACTTGTCTTATCAACTGATGTATATCTTTTTGCTGATACAGTAAATTTATATTCTTTAGTTACCGCAGGCATATAAGGTACACGACCTGCAATCTCACCTGTGCTAACATCTATTAGCATTCCTGGAGGTAACGTACTTGCACTACCATCATCGTTGTTAGCTTGTAGCTCGTAATTTAAAACACCTATTAGTGAATTAGGATCAAACACTTCTAAAAATAATGTTATATAGTTGTTTGCTCTTTTGAAACCTAAGTCTGCTGGAGTTAACCAAAGCGGAGTTCTCAAGTAAGTATTATCAGCAGTAAATATTCCTGTGCCAATCTGCATAACAGTATTATCTGCACGTAGGAAATCATCACCAACTAAAAAGATTTGAAACTTACGTTTCTCGATAGTATCACCATCACTTACACTTACTGTAAACTCGTATGTTCTATTTAATTTTCTTGGACTTTGTGTAGGAATAGCATAATCATATCCTTGCGTATCGTAGTAATAACTTTCAAAACCGTTTGCACTTCTCATTCCAAAGTCAAACGCATATGAGTCGTACTGTGCGTTATCGTAAAATCCGTTTCCACTACGAGCATCTAGTCCTAGTATTGGATCAACAATGCCAACTAGTTTTCCATCTGTGGTTAGCGTTATTCCTGGAGGTAGCGTACCGTCTCCGTCACCAATAAAGTATTCTAAACTTTGCCCTGTGGGTAAGTCTGCATCAATGGCAGTTAATTGAAAATCAACTACACTACTATCTAAAATATAAAAACTGTTATTAGGTCCTAATGGAAGTTTACCTTGGTTTGTTGTCCATACCGGAACATCAGGTCCTTGTATTGTAATTAGATAAGTTCTATCTCTAACACCGTCGCTGTTTTGAGCTCTTAAAACAAATTCATATGTTGTATCTCTACTAACTTCGAATGGAGTACCTGTAATTTTATTATCTTCTAAACGCATACCAGGTGGAAGTTCTCCACTAATAAGTGATATAATGTCTGTGTTTAGATTAATATCTGTTACAGATCCTGCTTCTAAGAAAATATCAGGAGCACTTGCTATAGAAATCTGTAAGTTACTTCCTACCACTGTTTTTTGATCATCAGTTAGTCCATGATCGTCAGCTGTTTTATAATGTATAACAGCACCACCTTGATATGAATAATAGTAGATACCTGTAAGTCCATAATACACACCAACAGCATCAGGAATCTTACCTCCTATATACCCTTGTGTCTTTGCTACTTGGAAAGCACTTTCTTGTGCATCTACAAAACTATATCCAAATGCATGACTTCCTCCTGTGTAAGGAATAACTGAATCTGCTGTTCCATGTATACTAATATATTTTCTTGGACTATAAGGTTCTTTTGAAGTATTATATTCTACTGTAGTTGTACCTGTTACTCCACTTGGAAAATAAAATGTTCCATTTCTAAGTTGCGGATCAAAATACTGTGCCGCTATTGATACTACTGAGTCTATACTAGTATCGTCCATCTGTACAAATGCTCTGTTGGCCAATGCCGCACCGTTACTGTAACCTACTAGTCTAATTTTAGTAGTATCAACGTTTACAAATGTTTTTAGTTGTGTAACAAGGTCTTGTAAAAATTCTATATCAGGTGCTTTGCTTGTTTCAGATGCAACGTTCCAAGCATTGTTATAACCTGTTGGAGCAATAAGAATATGGTCACCTAAAGTATTTTGCCATTCAGTAATTTCGTTAGCACCATTGCCTCCTGATCCGTGCAATAAAATTGCTACAGGACAACGTTTCTGTAATAGTGCAGGTATAGTTGGTACTCTAACTGATATAGGATAAGTGTATGTTACTGATCCTCCATCTTGTGTCCACGTCTTAGTAATAGTAATTGTTGTACCATTTTCAACTTTTGTTTGTGCTGGAAGACTAATTTCTGTTGTACCTGGATCAAAACCTGATCCACTAGATGAACCTGGTGTAATAGGTAATGTGATAGAAGTAGTAACTCTTTCTTGTAGAGTTCCTAAACTAAATCCTGAATTTTGTGTCCACTGTGGTGTTGCCATATCAAATCCTTACTGTTACAGTATTTATCGGATTGTGTTAGCTATTAATATGCTCTTTGTTGCTTTGTGCTTGGGCCAACAATGTATGGATAAACAGGCTGTAAACTAGCATCTACTGATAAATGATAACAATATGTGCCACTTGGGTAATCTGGAGTTTTTTCAAATCTACCATTATATTCATCTAAGTTTCCTGTTCCTACTTGATACTCGTGATCGCCAGTAAATGTACCTGCTGTTTTGGCACCATATAAGTAACCACGCCCTGTTGGTTCTGTTGAATAGTATTGATATGAACTTGTCATTCTAACTACTACTGAAGTAGGATCGTTATAGTCTGAATAACCATAAGGTCCGTAAATAGGATAACCATCAAAACAGTAACCTATAATTTTACTATGTCCATCTGCGTGTCTAAAGTGATCACCACCAAAGTTACTTCCTGTGTAATAAGTTGCCGCCGGAGTTGCACCTGAAACCATTGCTGTATTCCAACCTGCACTTGCTTCTGATGAACTTGTAGGTAAGTTTAAAAACATTCCTGACATATAGTGATACTGTCCGCTTAATTCTGGCCAACCACCTGCATCATCTCCACCATAGTTTGATCTAAATTGTACTGCATTATATTCAAACCCTGTACCTGGTGCATCTGTAGTTGGATCTAATCCTGGAGGTACTTGTCCAACACCTGCTGATGGGCTGTAAAATACAACACCATTATTCATTATTCCTAATGGAGTAAGGGGTGCTGTTAATTGTGCGTTAGCTGTATTCGTTCCACCTCTATATTGAAATGAAAAGTTATAAGATTGTGCTGATGCTACATTGGCACTTGGTGAAAACGCATTGTTATTAAATGGTTTCCCAAATTGTGCTGGGTTAGGTAATCCGTTTGATGTAATTGTTAGTGTTGCCATTTTAAGTTATCACTCCTGCGTCAAAGTTTCTAGGATCAGGTGTCAGTACTGCACCAAAGTCAATATCAGTTTGGTATACTAACCAATCTGACAATCCTCTAATATCGTTACTTAACTGACCAAAATCAAAACCTGCCGTGTTTGGTTCAATATTTCTAATATCAACTCCGTATACTAATCCTTGTACGTTACCAGTTAACGGACCATTAATATTACTAGCTGTCAGTGTATTTACATTAGAAATATCATTTCCACCTGCATCTAGATTACCACCTAATTCTGGTGTGGTATCCGACTTTACTTCAGCAGTAGAGTTAATTGTTAAGACGTTTCCACTTAATGTTGTTGATGCTCCTGCACCTCCAAATATGTTTAAAGTTTGTCCGTCTGCTAGTTGTGTACTACCGCTGTCAGATACAACATTTAATTGTTGTAGACCGCCTGTAGCATTTATTGTAATTCCTGTAGTAGAACTTGTTAGTGTTACATTAGAACCAGATACTAGTTTTTTCAACTGTATTTGAGCACCAACTGTTTGTGCATACACGCCTTCGCCTGTATTACCTAAGTTATTAACAGTTGTAGACTCCGGAGAACGTAGATCTAAGTCATCAAAGTTTTGATTAACTTTAATAAATGCTTCACGCAGATCATCACCTGTTCCGTCGTTTGCTAGTGTTCCTATGTTTATTGTTTGTAACGCCATTTTTTCTCTTATCCTATACTGTATTTATCTATTGGTCGTTGCCATTAGTTCCTCTAAACCTTAAAGGATTTGGGTTATTATAAGGCCAATGTGCTACTCTATTAGGAGCACCATATAAACGTGGATAACTGTTGCCGTAACTGAAACTTTCTGCTGTACCACTATCATATGCTGTTGCTGTAGAGTTATTTTTTAAGAATTTTTTAAAGTCTGTTGCTGTACCACCTGGATTTGCTTGTAACCATAAAGCACCCATTCCAGTTATCTGTGGAGCCGCCATACTAGTACCACCAATTTTAGCCATATAGTGTGTGCTACTTCCTGGATAAAATTGTTTACCACTGTATGAGCTTACTTGACTAGTTGCACTTGAAATATCATCACCTGCGGCAATAATATCTACTCTTGGTCCACGCTCACTGTCAACTCTAACTTTTTCGTCAGTACCATATTGTGCTGAATCCATGTTTGCAACAAATAAAGTAGCTTCACTATGCGGTGAACTTGGTCTGTTATAATACACAGGTGATCCTGATGGCACACCTTGTCCATTGTGGTATTGATTTATTGTGTAATAACTGTTATAAATGTCACTACCGTACTCGCCTGTTGTTCCGTACGCAAAAGGGTGATATGAGTTACCAGCCGCCTTGACACAAATAATACCTGCGTCAGTTAACAGTTCTTGTTCTGTGTCTGCAAAACTATTTTGTGTAGGGTGTTTGGTATTAGTCATTCCGTAGTTTATAAATGAACTACTAAAAGTCGCTGGAGTAATACTTTGATCAACTCCTTTGAAAAATATGCTCTGTAGTTGTGCCCCGGCATTGTTACTATAGTACCAACTATAACCCCAACTCTGGTTTACAATAGTAGGACGTCTAAATCCTGTGTTAGGATCAATTGGTTTCTTTAAATGCCATTCTCTAATAACATCATAAATGTCGTTGCCATTCATAGCCGCTGATCCACCAAATAATCTTACTGAAAATAATTGTGCATTCTTGGCCCAACCGTAAGTTGCTCCTGCGGCAATACCACAGCAATGACTACCGTGAGCACCTGCAGGATTTGAATCTGAATAACCGTTTGTATAATAGTTTGCTGGCATTGAACCTGTTACACCTGATGCCGCATACCAATCTATTTGTTGGAATCTTGTTGTACCATTGTAATCATTCCATTCAGGGTGTCCTGTTGGATCAACACCGTCATCTTGAATAACAATGTCAACACCTGTTCCGTCTAGTGTGTAATTATAGTCACCGGTGAAAGTATTACTTGCTTGGCTTTGTTCCCAATCTTTAAGTATGTGTCTATACAATCCCCAGTTCTTATCATTTTGTCCATTGGTAGTTGTTCTTTGAAATTGAGCATTTTGTACTGCAAACATTTCTCTTGCTTGGTCTGTGCTAGAAGGTTCAACGTCTTTGATCCTTCCGTCAGCTTTTAATTTTATTGCTTCTTCTGGTTCAAGCATATAACAAGTAATTCTATTGTTAGTTGCTTTTGCGTGTGAAACATCACAAGTTCTATCAGGAATAATATTTGAATCAACACCAGCATCACTACTAGTGTCTCTCTGTAATAGCTGATCTATTTCAGCTACATCAGTTCCCTTATTTGTAATTACTCTGTATTCTTCTTGTGCCATTAGTTACCACTCGCTTTAAATCCAGTTGGACCTGTTATGTCTTGTCCTTTAGCTTTGCTAAAAGTTTTTTGTTTATTTTTGTTTCCTAAAAATGCAATTCTGTTTGAAGTTGCATCTGGACTCATTAAATTTCTACTATTGGCAAAGAATGTTGATGGAGTATTTTCATCTGTTGGTCCTTGAAATAGCTGTCCTTTAATACTATTCTTATGCCACCATTCACGTAGCATCGCAGGAGTAAATCCTGGATTAAGTTGTAGTACCAAACAGCTCATTCCTGCTATCTGAGGAGTACTCATTGATGTTCCTGTTAAGTTATATACTGATGTATTACTAGTATTGTATGCACTAACAATATCTGTACCAGCCGCATAAACATCTACTCTAGGACCTTTGTCACTACCTGCCTGGCAACATTCATCACTTCCATATAATGCACTATCTAAGTTTCCACATACAATAGTATCAGGACCAATGTTACCTGCTCCTCTGTTGTAGTATATAGGATTACCTGCGGTAATAGTTCCTGTGTTTGTACTTCTTGTTATGTAGTTATTATAGTCTACATCACTTGAACTTAAACAAAGTTTTTGTCCTTGGTTACCTGCACTCTTATGATAGTGTACACCTTCGTCTTGCATTTCTTCTACTTCTGCCATAAGATTGTAAATCTGTGCATTGAATCTATTTGAGCTATCACCAATCATTCCGTATTGGTTGCTTTTAACAGTACCAACACTTGATCCTCTGAACTGTATATCTGTAATGTTAGTGAAGTATGCTTTATATCCCCAACTAGCACTTACTACTGTTGGTCTCTTAAATCCTGTAAGAGGATTAATAGATTTTGCTTTGTGAAATTCTTTAATAGCATCAAACCAATAGCTTGAGTTTACTGTTCCCATATCCAAACAAAATATATTTGCATTCTTGGCCCAGCCATAATCTTTACCAACTGCTGTTCCGGCACAATGGGTTGCATGATAGCTGTTTCCTGATGTTGATGAATAATCTAAAGTTGATATAGAAGAACAGTTAGGAAGTGTGTTCCATTGAAACTGTTGTAAACGACTGTTGCCGTTTGCATCGTTCCATTGTTCATGATCATATCTAAATTTTGTTTCTTGGTGTATGTAATCTATACCACTACCATCTAAATGATAATCGTATGTTCCACCTAGATCAACATTTTGAGAACCTGAACCCCACGGATTGTTTTCTACTATGTGTCTACGGAATCCCCAATTACCTCTTATAGTACTAGTGTTATCTCTAGTCCAATTTTCTTCTTGTTCGTAGTCTAACCATTCATCGTCCCAAACTAAAGGTTCGTTTACGCCACCTACTCTTGAGTCACCTAGTAATGCAGTTGCTTCTGCATCTGTAAGAGCAACCTCTACCATTCTTTTACTACTTGGTCTTGCGTTTACTGTAGAAACTTCTCTATCAGGAACGTCAGTAATAGACGTAGAAGTATTCAGTTCATTTAAGAACTGTTCCTTATCTACCCCTTTGTGTAATGAAACAACGTAATGTTTTTCTGACATAGTAACCCCTAAACTATTGTTAAGTTACCAACCATGCCACCATGAATAGTACACTGGTATACCAATGACGTATCACTTGGTTCATGCGGTACTGTAAATATTTGTGTTCCTGTAGTACTTCCGCTAACACCTTCTGTAAATGAACTGCCACCACTGCCTGTTCTAATTGCAAATGGGTGTCCTGATCCAGTAGTGTTATTAAAGATATAAGTTGCACCCTTGTATAAAGTAAATGCTGGATTATCAGCTGTTGAAGTTACACCTGGTCCTGCAAATCTATATGAACTTGAACCATTTGATGTTACTGTGTAATAATAAACTGGTCCTTGTGTCGCCGCCCAAGCACTACCATTGTAATAAACCATGTCGCCTGCGGCTGGTGTACTAATACTAATACCTGCTGATATAGTATCGTTAACCCAAGCACTACCATTCCATTTTAAATACTGTCCTGCACTTGGTGTTGTTATAGTTGCATCAGCAAGATCATCAAGGTCCATGTTACCACGGTTAATTGTAATATTACCTTCTGTATCACTTGAAGTTGTAATACCTGTTCCGCCAGCAATCTTAATTGATTCACCTTTGCTAACAACTTGCATTGTAGAGTCATCAGCACCTATGCTAAATCCAAACTGTTGTCCTGACCCAACCCAAGCACTACCATTCCAAAATACCATATCTCCTGCATTTTGATCGTAAACTACATCACCTGGATTAGGAGATAAAGAGTTAATTCCATCTTGATCAAAACTTCCTAGTCTTAAAGGAGTTCTTTGTAGTACTACTGCATTTGCGGCATCAAGTATAATATTACTTGCACTTGTAAATGTTGGTATACCAGTTCCTGATGTTTGTAATGTATCTGCTGTTACTGTTGTTGCTGTAATAGTTGTTGCGGCAACATTGATACCTGTTAGTGTATCAGTTGTCTTGTTATAAACTAATCCTGCATCACCACCAAATGAACTTGCGTCATTAAACTGAACCTGTGTATCAGAACCACCTGGAGTTCCTCCAGCACCGCCACCTGCCGCATTAATTGTAATTGTGTCTGCCGCCGAGTTAGTTGTAATTGTTACATTGGTTCCTGCTACAAGTGTTAGTGTATCTGTTGCCGAATCGGCTACAACGTTTGTCTGTCCTGATACTGCTATTGTTTCAAATAAGTTTTGTGTACTTCCGCCACCACCACTTTGGTCTACCCAAGCTAGTGCTCCTGCGCCATTTGTACTTAAAACTTGATCAGCACTACCATCACCGTCTGGTAAAATAAATGTTATGTTACCTGATAGTGTAGCTGGTGCTCTAAAGGCACTATAATTTGCGTTGTTTCCTGCGTAGTATCTTGTTTCTGCGGCACTTGCCATCTTAAGGTGTGTGCCAACTGTAATTTCACTTGTACCGTTGTCTAGTGTACCACTTATGTTTACGTCTGTTACAGTTACAGTGGTACCGTTAAGTGTTGGTACACTTAATACATTTGTACTTGGATTGTAATTGTAGTTTGCATCTGTTCTAGCTGTTTGTAAAGCACCACCATTGGTTGATACAAATAACGGAAACTGTGTTGCCGCTGTAGCATCTGTGGTTGCTGTAATTGTTGCGGCATTAACATTGTTTAATGCACGAGGTCTCCATTCGTTTGAACTTGCTACCCAACTTAAAGCATAATCATTCTGCGGTGCAACGGTTGTAACATTAACATCTGTTAAGTCGCCTATTTCTGAAATAGAACTTGCAACGTTTCCTGGTTCCCATCTGCTTTGTGCATTATCCCAAACAAGAGCTTGTCCGTTTGTAGCACCTGTTGTAACTACATCATTGATATCATCTAAGTTTAATGATGCTGTAATCGTAATTTTACCTTCTGCATCTGAGGCTGTAGTTATTCCACCGCCACCTGCAATTTGTAATGTTTCACCGTAGCCAATATTTCTAACTGTTGAATCATCAGCCGCTACTTGTAATAATGTTCCACCACTTTCTTGTGCTAGTGGTATCCAAGCACCTGCGTGTGCAAAGTAGGCTTTACCTGTTGCGTGTACGTGTACGAACATACCGTGGTATGTACCTGCATTTGGTAAGTCTGCCAATGTTGCGAATACGTTTTTAAAATAAACTTTATCAACATATATGTCTTTATCTGAAACATTACCTCTGGTTAAAATTGTGTCTAATGTATCAGCTTCTGTTACCGTAGTTGTAAATTTGAAACTTGCTGTTGCATGATCATAGTATACAACTTTACCATCATCACCTGAACCAGGTGTTGCTACATTACCTAAAGTTTGTAACGTTGATGCTTGTATACGAGCGTCTGTTCTTGCATTTGAAAAATATAAATTAGTTGTACCTTCTACTATTTGATCTGAAGTTGTTCCAATAGACAAGTAGCCAACATCATTTGAAAATGAACTTAATGCACTTGGTACCGTTGGAATAATTGGTTTATTACTTAGATCATTATAGTCACCACTGAATGGGTTGTTAAAGGATACATTGTTGATTCTTATGTCTGTTGCGTTTATTGTTCCAACATTTGTAACACCTGAACCCCCAAGATCTAAAGTATCACCTACTGGTAACTCTTTAATCTTGTTTTCAGTTGTATCTACTACTAGTGGTATTCTATTTGCCATTTTGTTTTCCTACTAACATATTTATAGTGCCGCTATCCTTGTTTGGAAGTCAGCGAAATCTGTACTTGCCGCTACCTCTGTTTTAAGTGTTGTTAACGTAATTGTTTCAGCCGTTAAGTAATTACTATCGTTTGTAAACATTGATACGTTACCTGATTTGTTTGTTAAAGCTTCTGTTGAACTTGCAGTAATAAATCCAGCACCGTTTGTTAATGTGTTGTTGTTTGTTGGTATAGTTGGTGTACCACTTAATACTGAATAAGGAATAGTACCACTTACACCGTCAATGATTACTGTTGAGTCATCTGCTACAACTGAACCTTTTAAATTTCCTACTATGTTTTGTGCTGTGACTGTGCTTGTAGCATGGTTAACAATTACAGTTGAATCACTTCCTATAACATCTCCAATGATGCTTTGCTGTATAACTGCACCACCTGGATTACCTGTACCTGTTGCACCTTCTACAACAATCAATCTTGTATAGATATCTGTAAAGTTGCTTTCTGCTTTACTAAAGGCTGTTCTTATCGGATCTCCATCACCTTTGTTTGCACTTGAACCTATGTTTATATTTTGTTGTGCCATTATACTCTACCCACTACCATTTCAATTACGCCATGTCCAGGTTCTAAATGATCTTGTAGTGCTTTACCTAGTACTGTACCTACAGTTGGATCAATGCCTTTTGATGCATGACCTTTAACACTAGAAGTTACAAGCATATCACCTTTGTGTATAATACCTGCAACCTTAACTTTTACTCTACCTGTTAGTGCTACTGGAATAACGTGTTCGCCTTCCTGTGTACTATTCATTAAGTAAGCTGGATTCTCTGAAACAACACCTGCTACTCTTGTATCCTTATGGATTGTACCTTGTGTAACTTCGTGTTCACCGCCAAATATTATAACTGTACCTATATCGTATTTTGCATCACTTACATACATCTCAGCCAAGTCAGCATATTGTGCCTGTGTAGCTGTTCCGCTGAATGTAGCCGCATAAACTGTATTGTATCTTAATGAGCTTGAACCAATGTTATAAACATTATCTAGTCCTGGTAACAATGCACTTGATGTTGCGTATGTAACCTTTGCTCCGTCTGCCACCAATGCAATTTGTCCTGCACTACTATAACCTGTGTTAGCACCAATACCAATACCTGTTGAGTTTGCATCAAGTTCACCTGGTGCTTCAATAAAGCTACTGTGTATCCAATCAACTGCTAGTCTGCTTTCGCCAGCCAGTGCCGAGTTAGCCTGGAACGAACCTTGTGTAACTCCTGTTGCTCCAATGTCAATACTTCCTGGAAATGCTACAGTTGGTTTAACAGTACCCGCTGATGTCATAAACTGAGTACCACCAGGTGTTGTAAATTGTACTTCTGTACCTGATGTATCAATAATTAAATTACTATCAACTTTTAATCCTTGTACAGTTGCATTACCTGAACCATCTGTTTTAACAAGAGCGTTCGCGGCACCTGTTGTACTAACGGTTTCAATAACACCGCCACCTTCACTAACGATAGTTGCGAAAGGAACTTCAGCTACATCACCTGTACTTGAATCTCCTGCGGCTCTACCTAGTGCTGTACCGTCTGCAATATTAATAAGTTTTTTATAGTTTAACGCATCGTTCTCGATTGTAATAAAGCCACCAGTTGCAGTGAACATATCACTATCGAAACTAGCAACACCTAAATCATTTTGTGTAATACCTGTAGCATTCGCTCTTGTAGTTGCGGCATTTAATGCCAACTTACTTTGTAATATACCTGCGTTAGTATTAACGTCTGCGTTAACAATTCTATCTGCTCTTAGAGCCAATTCTGCTTGTACGTCTGATGCTGTTCTAGTTACTACCACGTTAACATCTGTATCTGCGTGTCCTACAGCATTCGCATATTCCATAGTTGGAAGTGTTTTAGCTTGTGCAGTAATTGTATTACTTGATTGACTAACTATATCAGCTAAAGTAAATACTCCACTGGTAGCTGTGTAAATTAATAAATTCTCTGCTACTGCGTTACGTGTAATGTTTTTAACTTCAACTAGTGTTCCTGTTGCGCCTGTATTACTTCCTGTAATAACTGAACCAGCAGTAAAGTTACCACCTGTTGCAGGTGCTGTGTACATTCTGTATAATCCAGTTGTAAGGAATAACTGATTGCCACCAATGTTTTTAGTTTCAACATCGATGTTCTCTGGAATTGTATCACCAGCTGTAATTAATCCATCAACATATGATTTAGTTGCCGCGTCTTGGTTACTTGAAGGATCACTTAAATTAGTAATCTTAAATCCACCTGCTGGTAAGTTACCAGACATTGATGTTGAACCATCTTGTGCTAACGCACCTGGACCAATTTGACCGCTAACCGCGTTACCTGAATGATCCCAACCTAATCTCTTATTAACATAACCTCTAACTGCTGACTCTGTTGGAACAGCATCAGTGGCGTTATCAACCATTGTGTCGTCTGCACTAAACTCGCCAACAACAACACCACGTTTGAATCCAATACCATCTAAGTTACTTAAGGCAATACTTGCACTAAATGTAACTGTACCAGTTCCTTGGTCAACTGTAAAGAATTTACCTACACGGAAGAATCCATCTTGGTCTGTACTTACGTAGAATACTCTACCTTTGTCTCGTTCGTCTGTTTCTTTTGTTTGGTCTTTGATTTGTGTAGCGGCACCAAATGTACTGTTTGGATAGTTACTAGTATTAAAGCCACCTGTACCAATGTTTAAGAAATCATGTCCTGTTGCTCTACAAGTGGAAATGTTAATTGTAATTTCACCACCTTCAGTAGCGGCCAATCCAGCTCGTAGTGTAACCACTGAACTTGAATTAACCATTGTACTATGGATACCAGTTTGTAAACTAGTTGTGTTAATTTCTTTACCAGAAACATCTGTGATTGCAATAGTACCAAATCCTGATCTTTGTGTGTATCCTGTAATTTGGTGTGTCTTACCGTCCCAAACAAATATCATATCGCCTGAGTTAAGTCTATCTTTTTGTTCTTGTGATGTAATAGTTACAACAGCGATGACATCATCACCTGCTGTGTTACCCATTGTAGTTCCACCTGCACCAGCATGAGTTGTTAGTGCGGCATTTGTGTTATCAATAACTAGTTTGATATAATCATATGGACTATCAAATCTAATGTGTCTTACACCTGAACCTAATGTAGCCCCTAATGAGTCTGTAGTATTAAATGCTAGTGTTCTATAAACTGTTTCTGCTTCATCAAATATTAAAGCTGAACTTGGTCTTGTTGTAGTTGACTCAACACCTGAGAATTGGAACGATGAACTTGATCGTATCATTACCTTCTGGTCGTCTGCCAGTACTGCTTTAAGTCCTGTTGAACTTGTAGTGTTAGCACCACTTGTTGCCAAGTTTAATTTGTAAACTGTATTACTTCTAGTTCCTGTTGGAGGTGAACTTGGTGCTGTTGGTTGTTGTATAGTAGTAATTTCATATCTAGTTGTACCAAGTACCCCACCGTGATCTATTTCAACTTCTGATCCTACTGTTGGAAGAAATTCTGTGTCATAAACGTAAATGAACAACTGATCCACTGGGTGATCAAAATCACCACCATCGTCAAAGATCTTAGCAGTCTGTGCCATGTTTTTGTCTAGTACAATATCATCTGGTACTTCGTTTGGATCACTGCCTGTTGATACTAATCCGTATGTACCATAAGCATTGGAACCGTTTAATGATCTAATCTCAGCACCTGTTCCTGCATAGTAGGCCGCTTCGTTGTAATATGTAAACTGTGATACAAGTTCTGATAATGCTGTATTAATTGCAACTGTACCATAACCTAGGTCGTTAACCTGTGTAAAGTCGTTTGCCAACATACTTCTATTACCAGCAGTTTGTAAGGTAATTGCATAAGGTGTGTTTAGAGTGTAACCAACACCTGATGGTCCTGATGTTGGATCTAATATTAGTGTAGCTGTACCTGCCGCTTGGTCATAAGCTGTAACGGCATTAACTTGGTAACGTACACCATCAACATAGAATGGACAAGGTACCTGAGGTCTTTTTATTCTTAGACCTTCACCTGTTTCACTTTGTACGTTAATGCTGTATGCTGTATTTGTACTTAAAATTTTTGTTCTTAGATTTCCTACAAAACCATCAATAAACATACCACCTGCAAAACGTTTCTTGTTAATGCTTTGTGAGAAACTTGAAGCAGTTTGTATGTAAGGTGATTTAGTTAATACTGATCCTTCTGGATCTAGTACACACATAAACCCACCATGTCCTCTAACACTGATGTTTCTTAATATAGTTGCATCGTCCATTAAGAAGACATCCATGTCTTTGTTGTTCTTAGCTGTACTTGATGCGTCTGTGTGATCTGTTAGGTAATGATAACCATAACTGCTAGATTCTAAAGTAGGTAAACTTCCTAAGCCACCTGTTAGAACACTACCAAGGAATGTAAACTGTGTGTTTACTTTTGTAACTGCGGCAGTTTCACCATTGTTACTGTTGGTAGTCTGTGTTGTTACTGTCTGTAAACTTGTATGAGCCGCATTGGCTAAAATATACGTTCTAGTAATAGAACTTAATTGATCGAACCCTGCTTTTGTTTGTGCTTCTCTACCAGTAATGTTTGAACTTGTTCCATCGTAGTATGTGTTAGCATGATCCCAAAACTTTTCGTTACCACCGTGTTTGATATCATAAATTAATGCATCAAGAACTCTACCGGTATCAACTTCAAACTTTTTCTTATCGTATGTAAAGCCACTCCATATGCCTGTGCCAACGGCTATCTGTGCGTCGATCCATGCAACAGTTTCGTCTTTTAAATATTCTTTGTTTAGAGTTAAAAGTTCTACTGCATATGGGTCGGAAGTAGCTTTTAAGTCAATGCCATCAAATGTAGGTTCTCTGTAGAAGTAAACGTTACGCCATTGTGAAGTTGAAACTCCATCTACTGGTTCAATTATAACACGTCTAAATTCGTCACCTTTGATTGATACACCGTTTGGTACTCTAATTGGTAACTGTTCTTTGTATGTTCCTGACTCAACATGAATACTAATATTCTTTACTGAAGTTTTGTTACCGTAATCTAATTCTTCACCTACTGTAAAGGTCTTTGGCTCTAGTAGTTCTAATTCTAATGTGTCGTGTGTAGCACCTGCTGTAATTTTTACAAGTCTACCAACAGCACCTGAAGTTTTACCTACAACAAGTTTACCTGGAATCAAGTCTTGGTTGCTTGATATGTTTTGATCAACATATCCAATGCTACCATTTGATATTGTAATTGACCATGTGCTACCTTCAACAAGTTGCGGAGCACTTGCAATAGTTGGTCCTGTAATAATTGTTGAAACAATATCCCATTTTGCCGCTACTGCTGATTGTCCTACTGCATCAACTACCTGTGCAACGTCTGTTGATTGTACAGCAATCTCTGGATATACTTTGTTACCTAATGAACAGTTCCAAGTTATGTTTGCTACTGTAACAATATCGCCTGCTACTGCACCGTGGTTAGTTGCAGTTGTAACAGTAACAATACCATTAACATGATCGTAAGTTGCAGTTGAAATGTTATGTGCGGTACCATTAAATGTAACTGTACCACCACTTACATAAGTGTGAGCATAATCATTACTACCTGTGTTTATTGATAAAGTGTTTGCACCTAAGCCAATTGTTCTTACAGCAAACTGACCTTGATATAATGTTGTTTCCATTACATTAGTAATAACTTTACCATGTAATGCTTTGGCGAATGTAATAGCACCAATTGTTTCTGCTAGTTGTGACTGTCTTGCTTTTTGTCCACTTGCAGTACTGTAATATCTTAAACCTGCGTTTCTACTGTGATAGTTTGCAGTTGTACCATCTAGTATGTCTAGTATGATACCATTTGCAATTAAACCTAAATCGTTTCTACACTGAGCTCTATCAAACAAGTAAGTTGGATAAGTTACGTTTAAGTACGCAATAGTTTCTTCTCTAATGAATCTTAAGTTAGCATCTGTAAGAACTTTTACTTCTTCGTAGCCACTTGAACTAGTAACACCACTTGTTGCTACTTGTGAATTACTTGCACCACTATTGTATGTAATTGCTTGTCTGTAAGGACCAATTCCTAATGGAGAAGTTACTATAACTTCTTCTGCTTTAGCCGCCGCGGCCGCTACTGATTTGTAAGCATAGTTCCAAGCTCTACCTTCACTACCAACTGGCACGTTGGCCATTCCGTCATCACCTTTGGTGCTAACATATAAGTTTGTAGCTGAAGCAAAGGCTGAATTGTCTACGTAGTATTTTGTTGCCGCTTGTCTATCTGTAATTCCGTTTGGTTGTCCTGCACCTGCAAATGATCCTGGGTGGTCACTCAAGTACAATGCACCTGTCATCTCATCACCTTGACGTCTAGTTACAGACTCTCTTGGCAATGCCTCTGATGTAATCCAATAACCTGCCAACGTAGCATCGTAGTCAGCATCTGTCATTGTTTGTGTTCCAGATCCTCCTGACGGTACTATTCTAGTTCTAGTTCCATCATCGTTATTCTGTGCTTCTGCCTTAGAAGCATGAACTGACATTTCTGTTGCACTTACATATCTTAGGTAATAAGTTGTTCCTGATGTTAGGTTAGTTGCATCTGTACCTGTTGATTTGTACGTGTATGAAATACCATTTGAAGTAGTTGTAAATCCATGAGCCGCACTAGCAACAACATTGCCTGCATTGAAACTTGAAATAGTAAATGTGTAACCTGTTCCGTCTGCAGGTTCGCTTCTAACTCTAATCTGCCCAGACGCTCCTGGCGATCCCGTTGAAGTTAAATATCTACCATCTGCAAAACCTTTTGAAATAACAAGATCGTCTTCTGTAAAACTTGTTCCGTGTGCTGAGTTTAATGCATTAATGGCCGCTTGTGAAATGTTAACGTTAGCAATACCTTGGTTGGCCGCATTTAACGGACCACCTAAACTTGGTATGCCATCAGTACTAATAATGGATCCACTGTTTGTAATTGTAATAGCCGCCGCATTCTGTGAAACAGTAATACCTGTTCCACCCTGAAGTGCTTTCATTTCAATAGCATCACCTGCCGCGTTTGCTTGAGGTATGCTGTTTGCACTTAATACATCAGGTACATCACTTAAACTTCTAAATGATATTGATCCACCAACACCAAATACTGCATATAGTTCTGTAAAGTTCTCATTCGCTTTGCGAAACGATTCTCTAATACTATCACCAGTACCGTCGTTACCCTCAACACCAATATTAATATTCTGCTTTGCCATTTATTAAAATCCTACCGATTCGCCACAACCACAACTTGATGTTGCACCCGGGCTTTTAATATCAAAATATGCTCCAAACACTTCTTTTTTATAGTCCACTGTCGCTCCTATTAAGTACATTACACTTGAAGCATCAATTAAAAACTTGCCGTTTTCTAATGTAATTACTTCGTCATCTTTGGACACTTCGTCCTCTAATGACCATTCGTATTTGAAACCTGCACACCCTCCACCTTTTAAAGCTAGTCTAATTGCTGGCTTATCATGGTCTTTTAGCATCGTAGCCATATGCTCCTCTGCGTTTTTTGTAAGTGTTACAACTGCCATCTTATCTCTCTTTCTTTTATTTATCCTATGCTGTACAATCCGAATGTAATTCTATAAATACATTTGTCATGTTTATTAGAACTGAACGTAAAATACAATACTTCCTCCGTAAAGGTAAAAAAGGACAACACCATACGTATAAACGTAAAAAAACATTGGTGGTGTTTCAGTGCGATGTGTGTCATGAAGAATTTCAAAGGGATAAGGGTAAAGTAGACCCTAAAAGACTATCAGACGCATATAGTCACGTTTGCCCTAAATGTGATCCTAAAAGGTTTGCACAAAAAAAGGGTGTTGAGCAAAGAAAAAAGTTGAATTTACGGATTGATAGCATGATTGATATTACAAAATTATAATACCAACCATACTTCAAAATTAGACTACTCTTGTTTCCAAAGAGTCCATGCACCATAACCGATAGCGGCGTAGGCGGCAATCTTAGCAAAAGGTCCTGCTATTAGAACAATAACACCAATAGCGATAAGCATAGCGCCATCCCATGATGTTCTTTCCTCTAGTCTGTCTTTTACCCAATCAATTGGATTAATCATTGTATTCTCCTTATGAAGTTAGTGTAATATTTAGCTGGTCTGTAGGGAGTGTTCTAGTAATTTAGAACTAGCCAAATTCTTACATTTGGATTCGCACATGATATCTGCTGTATCAAGGAACGTTAATGCCCAGTCGTTAACTATATTGTTAGGATAGTAATCACTGTGGGCTCTAAGTTTTTGCTTTTTGTAGCCTGCCTCTAGTAACTGTTCCATGTTAGGCATTGTGTCGTGTGCAAAGTCTTGCGGTAACCATTCGTTTCGACTGTATGAATAATGTATCACAGGTCGAACACCACGCCACGAATCTATTATGCGTAGATATCTATCGTCGGTTGGCTGTATGTATTCACCAGTACGTATCCAGTGGTGGTGTATGTCAAGTACGAGGGCGAGTTCATCTTGTAATTCGAGCGAGGCGTCGATGCCCCACGAGTTTTCGTCGTTTTCAATCGTAATAGAGTTTCTCGCTTCTTGAGATAATCTTGGGAGGACTGCTTTGATACCGGCTGGACCCTGACGACCGGAGATGTGGACATTACATTTAAAGTCTTGGAATTGGGTTCCGTAGCCCATCCACCTGATGCAATCAACATGATATTCAAACTCCTCTATACTTCTATTTACTATATCTGGGCTGTCACTAGCAAGGACAGTAAATTGTCCTGGGTGCATAGAAAGTCTAACATCTAGCTTTCTTGCAAGTTCACCTACCTTGGCAAAGTGTTTTTCACAGTATTCAATAACGTCTGGCTTCTTCCAGTAGTAAGACCAATCTGCTTGTGTGTAAACAGGAAGTACATCACTACCAAGTCTAACCATTCGCAACTCGTCTTGTAATCCTCCAACATATTCTATTAAGTTGTAATAACTTTG